AGTGTCCTCTCTCAAATTCCATTAATTAAGTCACAATAGTGTTTCGTAATTCCATTATAAAGAAATGTTATAAATGAGATGCCCCCGTCGGGGCTTGTTACTAGTCGGTAACTTAGTCAGTGAATGATTGTCGACAAATAGACAAAAGGATGTCAGTGTTTAGTTATGACCCAGGGTGTTGTGAAACGTAGTCAGGTGTATATATATGTCTTCCATCATAATTTTCTGTTATATTCAGGGGGGTAATATATACTCTGACCAGCACTTTTAGCCCCAGAGGGGCACTTTCTTAAAATATATCCGAACCTAGTGTTCGGTTTAGGCACTTCCAACAGGTTATCTTATATGTAAAGATTTATCTTTATAGTTCTAAACGAACTCGCTTCGTTTGGGACTACGCTCGTTCGTTAGTTATAATATATAAATAACTAACTGAACTAATGTTGAGTAAACGCCAGAGTTATGCCGTTCGGCGAATAGCGTTATTAGACCGATATTAGGGACACTGACAATGGCAAACAGAGGGCGCAAGCCAGGGATACAGAACATATCCAAGAAGGAAGCCCAGGAGCGAATGCTCCAACTTCTGGAACAAGGTGCGACTATTACCGCTGCTATGGCAGCCGTAGGTCGTAACGATGTTACCTTTAGACAATGGTCAATGCAGGATGCTGACTTCAAGGAACGGGCTGATAAAGCCAGACTTGCTGGCAAAGGGGTCAAGGCTGACCTGAAAGAACTCAAGGATATATCCTTCCCCGACTTCTGTGAGCAGTTCCTCGACTCTAAGATGTTTCCTCACCAGTTGAACTGGCTAGACCTTATCGATGGTGTACCACCCCGATGGCAACCCGCAGGTATGACGTATGAACCTAGCGACCCTGACCGTGTACTTATCAACGTACCGCCTGAGCACGCCAAGTCGACGACTATCACGACTAACTATGTGACCTATCGAATCGTCACTAACCCTAATATTCGAGTCATCATTGTCTCAAAGACTCAGGGTATGGCTCGTAAGTTCCTTGGCGCAATTAAAACAAGATTAAGCCACCCAGCCTATATGAAACTCCAGACCGCTTTTGGTCCTAATGGGGGTTACCAGAAGGATGCTACCCAGTGGGCGGCAGATATGATTTACCTGGGAACAGGACGCGACTCTGGCGAGAAGGACCCTACGGTTCAAGCCTTAGGTATCGGTTCTCAGATTTACGGTGCTCGTGCTGACTTAATTATCGTCGACGATGCTGTGATGGGTACAAATGCCCACGAGTGGGAAAAGCAGATGGAATGGCTTCAGAAGGAAGTTATCACCCGTCTTGGTCGACACGGTAAGTTAATTATCGTTGGAACCAGAGTGGCACCAGTTGACTTGTACAAGATGCTACGAGATGCTGGGCAGTGGTCAGGTGGAGTTTCTCCCTTTACCTACTGCGCTATGCCAGCCGTTTTAGAATTTGATGAAAAGCCTGAAGCCTGGAAAACCCTATGGGCAGAAACTGACCGCCAGGAAAACGAGAAAGACGACGCACTAGCCAATGGAAATTTTCCCAAGTGGGACGGACCTTCTCTCTTTAAGAGACGCTCTCAGGTATCCCCAGCAGTATGGGCTATGGTCTACCAGCAAGAAGATGTCACAGAAGACTCAATCTTTTCTCCCTCCTGTATCGCAGGTTCCGTCAACGGAATGCGAAAACGAGGTCCGCTAAAGGCTGGAGTTCCAGGACATCCTACTTATCTTGAAGGTGCCTACACCATCATTGGACTTGACCCTGCTATGGCAGGTGCTACAGGTGCAGTTGTTTGTACCTACAACAAGGCTGATGGAAAGATTTACGTGCTGGATTGTGTCAATATGACCGAACCATCACCACAAAAGATTCAAGACCTGATTGAAGAATGGGTCGTTAAGTACAAGCCACAAGAACTGCGTATTGAAATCAACGCACACCAGAAGGCTTATGCACTAGATGACAACTTGAGAAACTATCTTGCTTCTCACGGTTGTCAACTGAACTCACACTTTACAGGCAAGAACAAGTGGGACACCTCTTTCGGTGTAGCGTCAATGGCAATGCTATTTGGCAATACACGAGATGGACGATTCCAAGATAACAACCTGATTGAACTACCAAGTAATGAAGGCTCTGAAGGTCTTAAGACATTAGTTCAAGAGTTGATTACCTGGAAACCTGACACACGAAACCCTACAGACTGCGTAATGGCACTGTGGTTTGCAGTCATTCGCATCCGCGAACTGATGCAACAGTCCACACGGATTGGTTCTTACACTAATAATCGCTGGGCAACACGAGCACAGAGGGCACAAAGAGGCTCTATCAATTTAGATGAAGCAATCGCTGACCAGTGGTCGCAACAATACGGATAGGATAACAATGGCATTATCAATGAAGCAGGTGTTTGCGAGAGTTGAATCTCTACGCCACCTCAACGGAGAACGCGACCAGCGTAACCTTGACGTACTCGCAGTCCGCCGTGGAAAAATTGCTGATGTCTATCCTGACTTTTTCCCAGAGGGCGTATCTGCCAACGTAGTTGCTAACTTTATCGACATTGTAGCCCGTGACCTTTCTGAGGTTATGGCTCCACTTCCTGCAGTTAACTGCTCTGCAGCAAACGCGGTCAATGACCGTGCACGTTCTTTCGCTGACAAGCGCACACGTATCGCATCGAACTACTTCCAGCACTCAGACCTTGCTGTACAGATGTACCAAGGTGCTGACTGGTACATCACATATGGTTTCCTCCCGTTCGTAATTGAATTGGATGAAGACGCAAAACTGCCACGAATCCGCATAGAAAACCCAGTGGGTGCTTACCCAGAGTTTGACCGCTATGGACGTTGTGTGGCATTTGCAAAGCGATATGCAATGACGCTAGGCGAACTCGTATCTCAGTTCCCTGATTACGAATCCCAGTTACTCGGACGACGAGGCTACGACCAGGATTTGACTGCTCAGGTTGAGATGATTCGCTATTACGACAAAGACCAGTCAGTCATCTACATTCCAAGCAAGGCAGATTTAATTCTGTCTCACGCATCAAATCCCCTTGGAAAGATGATGATTGTTGTTGCACGTAAACCATCTATTGATGGCGAACTACGTGGACAATTTGACGACATCCTTGGTATTCAATTGCTTCGCAACCGCTTCGCATTGCTTGCAATGGAAGCAGCAGAGAAATCTGTACAGGCACCTATCGTACTTCCTTCGGATGTACAAGAGTTGCAACTTGGTGGAGATGCGGTTATCCGTACAAACAATCCAGCAGGTGTACGCCGTGTAGAACTAAACATTCCTCAAGGCGCATTTACAGAATCTCAACTTCTCAACTCTGAACTTCGTGTTGGTGCTCGTTATCCTGAAGGACGAACAGGAAACATCAGTGCATCAGTAGTTACGGGACAAGGTGTACAGGCGCTTATGGGTGCCTTCGATACACAAGTTAAGTCTGCACAAGCAATCTTTGCTGCAGCACTTCGTGATGTTATTCAAATTTGTTTTGAAACAGATGAAGTTCTATTCCCTCAGGAAAAAACAATTCGTGGAGTAGATTCAGGTTCACCTTATGAAATTACATACAAGCCAAGTAAGGATATCAAGCAGGACTTTTCTGCTGACGTTCGTTACGGTATGCTTGCTGGTCTTAATCCAGCGCAAGGTCTTATCTTTATGCTTCAAGCACTTGGAGGAAAACTCATCAGCCGAGATATGGCTATGAGAGAACTTCCATTCACAGTCAATGTGACACAAGAATTAGAAAAGATTGAAATCGAAGATATGCGTCAAGCACTTCTCGGTTCACTTACTGCTATGACTCAAGCGATTCCACAGATGGCTGCATCAGGTGGGGACCCATCAGAACTCGTGAATAAAATTGCTGCGGTTATCAAGGCTCGTCAAAAGGGCACTGCTCTCGAAGACGCTATTGAAGCCACATTCGCTCCGCAGCAACAGGTTCCTCCTGCTGGGGCAGCACCTATGGTTGAGCAACCGTCCCCTGCTCCCACCGCTTCTCCAGCAGGAGGCGCTCCTTCCCCAGAAATGGCAGCACAGCAGCCAACAGGAGAAGACATTCAACCTCAGCAACGTCCAGATATTCAAACATTAATCTCATCACTTACATCAAGTGGTAAAGGTTCGGCAAGAGTAGCAACCACAACTACGCGTAGATAATCAAGGCGGGGACAATGACAACAATCGTAGGCGTACAGAACCCAGATGGTTGCGTCATAGCAAGTGATTCACGTGTAGCAGAGGGTGGAAAAGTTTATACACACCCTGAGATGGTTAAAGCAGTAGAGCGTGGTAATTATATTATCGGCGGTGCTGGTGACTATCGCGCTTTACAAGTTGCTCTACACGGGTGGAACCCACCAACGGTTACAGCAAAAGCAAAACAAAATCTTTATGAGTTTGTAATTAACAAAGTAGCACCATCACTTAAGACAACATTAGTTGATGCTGGTATTGAGTTCAATAAAGGCTCAAGTGATGATGACAATAAGTTTGAACTACAACTACTTATTGCAATCAATGGAACCATATTTGAAATTGATAGCGATTTTGCAGTTGCTATGAACGATACAGGATTTTATGCAGTTGGCTCTGGCGGAGATTACGCACTAGGTGCGCTCCACGCTGGAGTATCAATATTAGATGCAATGAGAATTGCAGCAATCAACAACAATGGAACATCTGCTCCATTTCATATTCTTGAACAAGAAACTAAGTAGGAGGCGCAATGACAACAGCACCAGAAAATCGTGGTGGTCCCAATGGTGGCGCACAGTACAACCCTGCAAATGTTTCAGGCGTAGGTGGAGCAGGTCAAAGCGGAGTTGCTGACCTTAATTACACAGGTCTTCCTTATGGACAGAATCAAGAAGTTAATCAGAGTCGCGTTACAGGTAATGCTGCAGTTAAGAAAACAAATACTGCTGAAAACTTTCCTACTTTGCCAGAGATAAAAAGAATCACTGACCCATCTGAAACTCCTGAACGCTCAATTACTTACGGTATGCCATTTGGCGACGACGCGGGACGCGAAGTTAATCCTTTGCCAGTTAAGATTCCTTACGAGGGCGACCCATCAGTTGATGTTATTCGTGCCCTATACGCACAGAACCCGCGCAATGAAGACTTGCGCTACATAGTAGAAACTATTGATGCCCGACAGCAAGCAGGTGCCTAGTGGCGGGAAAGTACACTTTTAATAATGGCAGACTAGAGTTCAGTAACCGCGTAAGCGAAGTATTGACTGAAGAAGATTACAAAGCACAGGCTGCTTTTGCTCAGGCTTCTGCCGTTAATCCAGCCCAGGCTGCAGCGATTATCAAGAATGCACAAGGAAACCTTATGTCTCCTGGCGTTCTTGCTTCATTGTCTAATCTTAACGTCGACGCACAAAGTGGCGTTGCAAAAAGCATTGCTCAGATTGATGCAGATACTCGTGAAGCACGTATGGCTGACCAAAAGGTTGTCGCTCAAAAGCGCAAGCAAGAAGAATTTGATGCAACTAAGCGTGGTATTTTTTGGCGTGGAGTCAAGGGTGCCGTCAAGGGTACATTTACAATAATTGCAACACCATTTCAGACTATCAATGCAACATATAGAAACGTTGTTAATGAAGTCCAGGACCGAGGAGTAATTAGCGGTGTTGCTACTGGGTTGAATATGAACCCATTTATGAGTGGTGAAGAAAAAGCAAAGGTTGCTACAAATATTACTAACCAAGTTGTTGTTGGTAAAATATTTAATGACAGCGTTGAGAAGATTAAAGCAAAGCAAAACCCACTTATCAATATTGAGACTGGTAAAGGATTCTTTGTATCTGAAGAAACAGGCGTTGGACACGCTGTTCGTCAGGCATCACTCGATGTTGCTAAGGTTGCTGTCCGTAATTCAAAAGGTAAAGTAATTGGCTATCAGCCACGTTCATTTTTTGGTGATGCAGTCTTTGCTGTGTCTCCAGTTGGAAGCCCAGAAACAAAATGGGGCGCAGTAATTTACCTTGCTTCAGATATTGCAGGTTCATTCTTAACTGACCCAGGTATCGCTAAGGCACAAAGAGTAAAACAACTACGCAAACTTGCACAGCAAGAGCGTGTGGCTGGTGCTATGGGTGTTGCTGCAAAGTATGAGCAAGAAGCAGCAGTTCTTGAAGAGGCTTTGACAAAAGAAAATGTTGCTCGCAAGGCTGCAGTAAAGCAAGCAGATGCAATTAAGAATTCTAAACTTGATGACTATAAGCAACAGGCGGTAGATGCTCGTGCTGCGTGGTCTGGAAAAGCAGAAGAAGCAATCAAAGCAAACACATCTGTCCGTGCTGCACAAGGTCGACTAGATGAAATTGCTGCTATCGAAGCAAAGTCACAACAAGAAATTGCTGATGCTACTGCTGCACTTAAAGAACTTACTGCTACTGCTAAGGCTCCTGTTACTATTGCTCGTACAGAAAATGCGATTGCAAAGCAGACAAAGATTCTTGACCAACTACAGGCTGACAAGGCAGAAGCCCTAGCCGCTGGTCGTATTGCTATGACAACTGATGAAGAACTTGCTCAGTTGGCTAATACAATTGACACACTTAAGACACGACTTGCTGAAGCCCAAGCACTTACTAAAAATGAAATTCCTACAGATGACATTCTTGATGCTGCTAAGCAATCAGTTGCTGCTGCTAAACGTCGCCTTGCAGAGGCTAAAGATGCCAAGGCTTACTCAGTCAAGCAGGTAGCAGAGCGTTCACGTAATGCAAAGATTACTGCTCGTGCTCGTGAAATTGCTTCCCGCGATGCTGCTAAGAAAACTGCAGCACAGAAAAACCTATCTCGCGTACTTGATGATGCCACATCAACTCTTGACGAAAAGTTAAATGCTTGGGAGAGCGCAGTACGTGAGCGCACAGGAGTTGCTAACTCATTTGAGCGCAGCGGACTTGACTACAAGGCAATTGCTGAATTCCTCACAGGCGGATATGGAACTATTGCAGTTGACCGTCTAGTCGATATGACTGACTGGAAAGCAATCTGGCGTAAATCAAACGGACGTATTGATTCAGATACTGCTCAAGCCCTTGCTAAGGCAACTAGCAAAGAAGAAGTTGTTGACATCCTTGCTCCTTATATTAAAAAGGGCGATGTTATGGAAGGCGCATTGCGCCCAGGAATACTTGAGCGCACAGGTGCTCGCATTTCTGACCGTACACAATTTGCAGCACCACTAGGAAAGTACCTTGTTGGTGTTGGAGCACGTGTTGAATCACGCATTAATGAGCATAAAAGAACTGCTGCACTATTTGAAGCAGCACTTTCTGGCTCTACAAAGGTTAAAGATTTTGTATCACGTGAGTACAAGACTAAAGTTAAGTCTGGCTCTATCATCAACATCCACGATAGAGAAGAAATGCTCCGTGCAGCAGAGGACTTTGGTGTTGCAGCCAAACTAGACAAGGCTGTCTTAGATAATATTATTGATGAAATTGCTACTGCTCCATCTGCATCAGTTGCTGGCTATGCTGCATCTGTTAAATTGCTAGAAGCAGTATTTCAACAGAGTGCAGCGAAGATTCCTGAGTACCTACAGCCAGCATTTCGCAAGGCTACAACAGCATTCAAGGATAGCAATGAACTGATGTCCAATTATTGGGCAACTCGTCACGCTGCTGGTGCTGAACTTAAGTACCTAACACTCAAAGGTGAGCAGATAACTTTACAAGGTCCACACCTTGGCTCTGAACTTCTTAACTCAACTATCTATTTGCCACCAACTAAAGAAATTTTAAGTTTAACTTCTAAGTTATCTAAGTCAAAGATTCTTGGCAAGTCAACAGAGTACGCAGATATTGCTATCACTGATTTCTGGAAGAACCTACAGTTGGTACGCCCTGCCTATATTATTCGTAACATTGCCGAAGAGCAGATTCGCGTGTTCGGTACTGGTCATATTTCATTCTTCAACAATCCAGGTATGGCAGTTGCTATGTGGCTTGGACGTGAAGAGGGTGGTGCCTTAAGACGCACACTTAATAAGTTTGATACATATCGTCATACAGTATTCAATGAGTCATTCTCTACTGGAGATGATATCGCTGACGTTCTTGATGAAACCCTTGGTCAGAATATGAAAAACTCATACGTTGACCTAATGACCGCTAATCGCACAGGCGCATTTGATGACCGTGCTATCAAGGTCCTTCAGTTCAAGGGTGTCGGTAAAGTTCCATTCGGGCATAAGCGTTTCTTTGATGGCTTAGCCAATTCATTACGTATCCTTAACTCAGATGAGGTATCACGTGTCGTGGCTGGATATAATCCTTCTACAGTTGCTGAGGCAATTGCTAATGGAGCAAAGCGTGAGGATGCAGTCGTTGATTATTTCTTGACTGGCGCTGGTAGAAAGTCACTAGATAACTTTGCATCAGCACAATCTGATGAAGTTGCAGCGTTCTTACGCTCACCTGACGGATTACGTCAATATTTGTACACAGGAAAGTCTGCCAAAGATGGTAAAGACATTTCAATTCTTGCTCGCGTTAACGAAGCAGCAGGTGGAAATAGGTCTTTGCTAGAAATGATTGCAACTGGTAAGACAACAGTTGCTGGAGTTGTATACAGAATCCCACGTGCTGGCGATGAGGCTACAAATTCTATTCAAAATGCTAAAGCAATGCGTTCTGGCAAGAAGGCACTATTAGCAAAGCAAGAAGAGTTCGCTAAAACTCTCCGCGACACATTTGGCAAGGCTGGAAACTGGGACAATGTAGAGATGAATGTCCCAACACGTAACCAGGCTTACATCGAAGGTGCACAAGAAAAACGCAGTTTTGTAGATATGTTCTTTGAGAAGGCTACAGAGTTTGAAAAGAACTCAACCTTTGGTCCAGAGTTTCGCCAGTCATACTGGGAGGCTATCAATATGGTGGCTAAAGCCCTAGATGCTGACGCTGTAAAGCAACTTGAACGTGTTGCTCAAGACTCACTAAAGCCTCTAGTCTTCCAAGGTAAGAACATTGGTTCAAAGCATCCAGTATGGAGCGCATTCAAGGCTTCAGACGGTACTGGTTCAATGACATTAAAAGAAGCACACGAGTATGCAGACACTTATGCCCGTAATAAGGTTAAGGGTTTGTTCTACAACGCACAAGAGAAGCGTCTTATCTTCCATCAGTTGCGACTCGTTGCACCATTTGCTAATGCTTGGGAAGACACCATTAGAAAGTGGTCAGAGATTGGTCTTGAGAACCCTGGTCAACTATACAAGGGTGTTAAAACACTTGAATGGTTACAAAAGCCAGAGTCATCTGCTATCTATCAGGTAACAGATGCACGAGATATCTATGACCCTAAGCAAGGTTTCTTCTTTAATGACCCTGATTCAGGTCAGCGTCTATTCTGGGTGCCATTTGCTGGAACAGTGATGTCTAAACTTGCTAACATTGCAACACCTGGTGTAAGCCAAGGTGGAGCACCTATGGCATTTGCTGCTAACCCTATGTCATTTAACTTTGCACTTGGTGCAGGTTCTATTCTTCCAGGTGTGGGTCCAGGTGTGACTATCCCTATCTCATTGATTGGTACATTTAACCAAGGGTTTGTTGATAACCTACCTGAAGGTGTAAAGAACTGGTTGTTCCCATTTGGTCGAGTTGACTTTAGTTCAGGTTTGCAATCAGCAATCCTTCCTGCTAACTGGAACCGTGTTCTAGGTGGCACTATGGGTATTGAAGAGAACTATGCTTCTAACTTCAAACCAGTTATGTCATACCTTGCAGGTGGTGGAAACTACAATCTTGACGATGCAGATGACCAGGCTAAATTGGTCAAAGATACCGATATGTTCTCACGTTGGCAGTCAATTATGCGTGGTGTTGTAGGTCTTGTATCTCCTGCTGCCCTTATCTCTAAGGGTCTAGCAAAGGATGAGAATGGCGATGCCACTACACATATGGCTCTCTATAACGACTTTCAAGAGATTCTAAATAACAATGATGGTGATTGGAATAAGGCTTGGTATGACTTCCTTAACCTATATGGTCCATCACAAGCATTTGCACTCATTAGTTCAAGCACAGGCAATGGTCCATCTAACTGGGATTCATATCAATTCGTAGTAGATAACCCAGATGTTGCATCTAAGTACACAGATGTATGGGGTTATGTAATGCCTGGTGGTGGATTGTCACAGGAAATGTACAAGTGGAACTTAGTGAATAACACTAAGAAGAAGTTAACCCCTAAGGAAATCTTAGAGAAGGTTAATGGACAACGCTACTACGCAGCCCGTGATGCACTGATGACTAAGGTTGACGGTGGAGAACTTGATAAAGACCAGTACAAAGTAGCACTCCAGTATCTTAAGGATTCTATGGGTGGTGGTCCAGTAGTTGAGTTTGACCCTAATAAGCGTGGACGAGTTGTTGCTCAACTACAAACTCTTATTCAAGATGAACGCTTTGCAGATGTTCCATCTGTTGTAGCACTACGTGACTATATGTATATCCGTCAGGCTGCACTAGATAGCCTAGGCAAGAAGAAATTTACTGGTGCTGCTAACGAGCAGACAGTACGCGACTTACTAGCAGAACAGGCAGTATGGATTGTCAGAGATAATCCTGATTTCCAGAAGATGTTCTATGCATTCTTCGCTAATGAATTGGAAGGTAACTAATGGCTGACGAAAAGAAAAACACAGCAACCCCAGGTAATGTCAGTGCCGAGGCAGCAGCAGCAGCCAAGTTACTGTTTCCAAAATTAGGCGGTGCTGCAGCAGCAAAGAAGAGTGATGTAATCTCTGGTGTTTCAAGAGGTCAGGATGCATCGGGCAAGCCGATTACAACTGTTATCTACCCTGCTGGTTTCCAAGAATCATACATAAAGAACCTTCCACCTAAGGACCGCGTTGCTTTACAGAAGCAATTGAAGGCTTTGAATCTATATCCAAAGAACTTTAATCCACTAGGTGATGGAACTGTTACTGCTGAAGACTTTAATGCTCTTCTTAAGTTAGTTGCAGTTGGTGAGCAAAGAGGTCTTGGTAATATCCAAGATGTTATCAACCTGGCTAAGAAGGATAAGAAGGTTCAAACCTTCCTTCAGACATCTGGCTATACTGAAGTAGCACCTAAGATTAGATACACTGATGCATCTGAATCTAAGGCTATCTTAACTGATAAGTTCCTATCTCTATTCAATGAGAAGCCAACTGATGCTGAACTAAAAGACTTTCAAACTATCCTCAAGGGTAAAGAATCTGCTGCTAAAGGTGGCATATCATCACTAGAACTTAACGATGTAATCCTTGGCGTAGCAAATAAGCGTATCTCTGGGGCTGTTAAGGGCGCTGCTACTGGCGATGCTAAGGCTCTTGATGTACTAGATAGCGGATTACTCGGCAAGCGTATCCGTCAAATCAAGGCAGCATATTATGACAACGGTATTCCAGTCAGCGATACAACTATCTATAAGCAAGCAGGTCTATCACTACGTGACGAAGATGCTTATCAGAATGTACTGGAAGAGATTAACAACAATGCTATGACACAGTGGGGCAAGTTAGGTCTTGACCTAAAACCAGGACAGACTGTTCGTACAAAGTTACAGCCATATATTACTACTCGTGCAAAGATTCGTGGTATATCAGAAGATGATATCAACGTTGCCGATATGACTGACATCCTTAAGCCTGATGGAAACGTAAAGACATACAAAGAATTTAAGTTAGAAGAGTATAAAAGTAAAGAATATCTTGCTAGTGACGCTTATAAGATGACAGTACTTGATGATACTCAGGCAGTATTCCGCAACTTTGGAATTATGTAATGACAATTAAAGCATTCGGATTGGTGATATAATGGCGTTCATACCAGGAGTTATGCAGGTAGACGGTGGAGGAAATGAACTCGATGCTAAGGCATTGCTTGATGCTGTAACAAAACAGCAAGTAGCAGCAGGCGTCAAGAGTACAGACCGCACCGCACGTGTTGGTAATGAAACAGCAGCCCAGGCGAATGCTCGTATTACCCAGGGTTATAAGGACCAGGCAAAGCCTGAATTAACTGTAGAAGGTGCTAAGGCTGGAGCAACAATTGAGTTTGTTCGCACAGGTGCAGGTGGAGTTGGAACCTATAAGGAAGTATTCCCTGTCGGTGTACCTATTCCTACCACACGTACTACTACAAGTGGTAACGTCTATGACAAGCAAGGCAACCTTGTATCTGGTTCAGGTCTTAAGACAGGAACAGCAAGCACTGTTTCTACAACAAAGACAGTTCAATCAAGCGTAAAGAACGCTGATGGAACAACAACTATCACTTATAGTGACGGAACAGTAAGCACTCTTGATGCTTCTGGTACACCAGTTGTTAAAAAAGTTGACTCTCCACTAGGCGGAGACTTGTCTAACCCAGCGTTCTCTATCGTAGAAGGCATCCTAAAGAACTACGATATGAAGGGTGTAGCAGATTCAATCGCTAAGATTCGTGCTGACTACCCAGAGATTGCAAGTGCAGACATCCTTGCATTACTTAAGTTTGATACACGCTACAACGCTCCATACCTAGAACGCTTTGCTGGTAACGCTGCCCTCATTAAGAAGGGTTTACCTACCCTCACTGATGACCTTTATCTTAAGGCAGAAAAAGAATACGAGACTATTTTTAAGGCTTACGATGTAGGTTCTCTTGCTAACCGCAAGATGTATGCCACATTGATTGGCAACTCAATGGATGCAGTAGATGTTACTAGTCGCTTGAAGATTGGTTATGACCGTCTTAAGTCAGATAAGAACATTGAAGAAGCATTCAGGAAGTTTTATCCAAGTCTTGGAACTGGAGACATTGTTGCAGCAATGCTTAACCCTGATGAGATGTTACCAATGCTTGAGCGTAAGGCTGCTGCTGCTGAAATCGGTGGCTCATACCTAGCGCAAGGACTTGAAGCATCTAAGATTTCTGCTGAATCATTGGCTGCATATGGCGTCACTAAGGCTGGAGCACAGGCTGGTGTTCGATACATCGCACAGGCTCTACCTCGCGGTAAGTTCCTATCTCAGATTTCTGGTGAGACTGGCATCAACTATACGCAAGAGACTGCAGAAGAGATTACATTCAAGAAGAATGTTAAAGCACAGCAAGAAGAAGACATCCTTAAGGCTAAGGAAATTGGTCGCTTCTCTGCTGAGTCAGGCACAATGGGAAGTAAATCATTTGCTTCTCAGCAACGTGGTGCTGGCTTAATCTAAATAAATAGAATCCTGAACGGACCTACCAGCCCCGTCAGCGTATAAGACTGGTAGCAAGAGCCAGACCGTTTCCCCGAATGGAACCTGAGGCTTGCGAACTACAACGAATAGAAGGGTGGACAGTTGCTATGAGCAACAACTACTGGGATGAAGAAGACGATGACCTCGATACAGATATCGACACAAGCAATGACGGAACTGACTTACTAAAGAAGTTACGGAAGGCAAAGCGTAGTGACGAGAAAAGAATTAAGGAACTCACTGAGCAACTTGAGACACTATCCAAGGGGCAGCGTGAGCGCACCGTCAAAGAAGTCCTAGAAAAACAGGGTGTGAATCCTAAGGCTGCAAGACTAATTCTCAAAGACTTAGAAGACGTTAGTGAAGAGACAGTTGCAAACTGGCTTGAAGATAACGGCGACTTATTTGGGTTTGTCAAGCAAGAGGAAACACCTGAAGTCGATGGCAATCGTGCCGAATTACGTAAGCAGAATGCTGTCACACAGGGTGCTATCACACCTGACCGAGGCGAAGATTTGGAAATGAAAATCGACGGAGCACAATCCGCCGAAGAACTCACCCGCATCCTCTACTCACAATCTTAAACATTCATAGTATCTAATCACCAGGAGGTGAACACTTGGCTACAAACTACACATCGACAGACTCAGCGTCTCTCGGCGGTACAGCAGGTAGCGCAGGTCTAGTACAGAAGGCATACGATAAGTTTATCGAATTTGCCCTTCGCGACGAACCCCTAATTCGTGCCGTAGCAGACAAGCGCCCAGTATCAACAACAAACAACGGTAACGTTGTTGTCCTACAACGCTATGCAGACCTTGCTAACGCAACAACTGCATTGACTGAATCAACAGACATTGATGGCGTTACAATCGGAACACCTACATCTGTGACTATCACAATGCAGGAGTTCGGTAACGCAACAACAAACACACGTGCTCTACAGTTGTTCTCTTTGAACTCAGTAGACCCAGACATCGTAACTTTGATGGCTCGCAACCAGGCAGATTCAATCGACGCACTTGCTATGACAGCACTTCGCGGCGGAACAAACGTAATCTACTCAGGTTCAACAGCAACAACAACAGCAACAGTTACAGCAGCAGCAACATTGTCAACAGCGAACATCGCTAAGGCAGTTGCTAAGTTGCGTACTAACAAGGCTTCAGGCAAGCGTGGCAATGAGTTCTGGGCTGGAATCCACCCAGATGTCGCACACGACCTAATGCTTGAATCATCTGCAGCAGGTTGGGTAGTACCTAACGCATACGGAATTTCACAAGACCGTATCTGGGCTGGAGAAGTTGGTCGTTACAAGGGTGCCTACTTCGTAGAGTCACCACGCCTATACGTAGCAACAGACGGTGCTTCATCTGCAAAGGTGTACCGCACAATTCTTTGCGGACAGCAAGCACTTGCTGAGGCAGTGGCAGAAGAGCCACACACAGTTATCGGTCCAGTTACCGATAAGTTGAACCGCTTCCGTCCAATCGGATGGTACGGCGTTCTAGGTTTCGCACGTTTCCGTGAAGAAGCACTATACCGCATTGAGTCTGGTTCATCAATCGCTTAATTGATTGACGGGTGGGGCTAGGGAAACCTAGCCTCATCAGTAAGTTCATTAAGGAGAACAAATGACAACTTATTTATTTACCACACCTGTGGTAGAAGAAGGTCCTACTGGTGGACATCGCTTGTTCTACTTCTTCCGACTCAATCGTGGAGTAACAATTGTTCGTACTGGTAGCACATACTCCAGTGGACGTTGGTACTCACAGGATGAACTAGAAGCAGTTGACGAGTACTGGCTAGGTGGACACGAACATCCTGGTATCAGCGAAGCAACTAAGGCAGCAATGATTGCTGCAGACATTGACGTTACAGAAGCAAACTTTGTAGCAGAGTAGGGACAAATGAGTTTACATCAAAGAACAAAGCATCCTGAATATGTTGAAGGTTGTTTCGGATGCAAAGTATCAACTCTTGAATTAAATACTGGGGATGCTGGCAGACCAATTGCTGACAAGCAATGGCAAAGTAGATTGAAGTTCTACAAGGATGCTAGGAACCAAGGTATTCAACCAGCAGGTACCCATCGTGGTCAGGTTGAGGCAGCAATCGAAGCAAGTGAAACATTGGGCAAGGCATACGACGCTGGCACAATGGGAGTTAGAGCAGACAAGGTTACGAAATCCGTAGCCGAAGTAATGAAAGCGGTGGAGTAAATGATGAAGAAGGCATACAAGATGGGCGAGAAGATGGAATCTAAGAAAGAAAAGATGATGGAAATGAAGATGGGCAAGAAGAAGATGGTCAAGAAGGCTGTAAAGAAAATGGGTAAGAAGAAGTAATGCCAAAGGTAGGAATGAAAGAATTCGCTTACACAGCAAAAGGTATGGCTATGGCTAAGGCTGAAGCCAAGAAGACTGGCAAGCCAATGAAGAAGGCTATCAAGAAGAAGGCAAAGAAAAAGTAAATGGCATCAGACCCTAGACTAAAGCGAGCAGGAGTTTCTGGTTTTAACAAGCCAAAGCGAACACCAAGTCACGCCACTAAGTCACACGTTGTTGTGGCGAAGGAAGGCGACAAGGTTAAAACTATTCGCTTTGGTCAACAGGGTGTTACTGGGGACAGACAACCTACGAAGCGTCAGGCTTCGTTCAAGGCACGTCACGCTAAAAACATTGCCAAGGGCAAAATGTCTGCAGCGTATTGGGCTAACAAGGTTAAGTGGTAACAAACAAAGGTGGGGACAATGAACGACAAGTTAGCAATTGCTTGGTGTGACAATGGTATGGTCGATGGCAAGTTTATGCAAGGCGTTACAGATGTGATGCTCCACTCAGGAGTTGAAGTCGCAACCACCCTGCGTAGTCAAGGCAACCAGATAGCACGACAGCGAGACAAAGTAATTAACTATTGGTATGACGGCAATAAATCTGACTGGCTCTTATGGGTAGATTCAGATGTTGTTATCAGTCCAGATACTTTCAAGTTACTTTGGGATAACAAGGATGTTAAAGAACGCCCAATCCTTACAGGTGTGTACTTTACAACTGACCAGCCTGAAGAACCTTTAATGGAACCAATGCCAACATTGTTTAACTTTGTAGCCAATGGTGATGAGATAGGTGTCAAGCGAGTTCATCCTTTACCTAAGGATAAGTTATTGCAAGTAGGAGCAGCGGGTATGGGATTCGTCCTGATGCACCGTAGCGTGGTTGACCGCATCCGTGAGGTACTTCCAAAGGCTCCGCTGTTTTCAGATGTAGGACACGGAAAGAATTTTATGGGTGAGGATATCTACTTCTTCGCTCTATGTGACAAGGCTGACATTCCAGTCTGGGCACACACAGCAGCAACAGTTCCGCATATGAAGCGGTTCTCCTTTGATGTTAATTACTACGATGCATTCGTAGGGAATAAGAGGAAATAATGGCGTACACCCTGAGTCAGATGATTGATGAGGTTGTCTTGAACTTGGCTGGATATACATTCCAGCAAGACAGAGCAACCTACCTGAAGACTGCAGTTACAACTACAACATCTTCAAGTGCTTCACCGCTAATCCTGTCTCTGGGTTCGACTGAGAACGTCGGCAAGGGAGTCATTGAAATTGATGAAGAGTTAATGTGGGTTGATTCATATGACCGCATCTCTAACACTGCAACGGTTGCTCCTTACGGACGTGGCTACCTAGGCTCAACAGCAGCAACACACACGCTAGATACCAAGGTAACTATCTCTCCAACCTTCCCCCGTTTCTCAGTTAAGCGTGCAGTCAACGACACAATCCGTTCTCTTGGAGCAAACATCTTTGCGGTAAAGTCAACAACATTTACCTTCAGCCCTGCTCAGTCAACGTATGCTTTTAATAACCTCAACATCAAGAACATATTGACAATTTCTTGGGAGTCAATTGGACCATCTAAAGAATGGGTACCAGTTCGACGTTGGGACTTTGACTCTACTGCAGATGCAACAGCCTTTGGTGCTTATGCACAGACAATAACAATTGGAGCAGATATGCCAATGCCAGGACGTACAGTCCGAGTTGTATATGCAACTGACCCAGTAACTTTTACATCTAACAGTGAAGATTATGCAACACAAACTGGTCTTCCAGAATCAACACGAGATGTAGTAATCCTCGGAACTGCTTACAGACTTCTGTCCTTCCTTGACCCAGCACGTGCTTCTCAGATTAGCCCACAGGCTGATGAGACAGACAGCAAGCGTCCTTACGGTGCTTCACAGAGTGCGACTAAACAACTTTACGCTTTGTACTCACAACGTCTCCAAGAGGAGACAAAGGCTCAACAACAGAATTATCCCCCACGAGTTCACTTCTCCCGCCGATAGGAACCTAAATGACAGTCAGAAAATACTCATCACGTTCTCAGCAAACTACGCTGAGTTCTCCAATCACATCAACAGCAACTACTATGTCTGTTGTCAATGGCGCAGCCATTATGGGTGGAAAGACATTAACTGGAACTCAGACATATACAGTCGTCATTGACCCAGATACAGCACTCGAAGAGATTGTAGATGTAACCCTCTACTCATCTGGTAATACATTAACAATTACTCGTGGTGTAGATGGTCCAACTCCTGGTACTGGCTCTGCTCACTCAGCAGGTGCAGTAGTACGACATATGGCAATTGGTCGTGACTACCAAGAGGCTAACGACCATATTGAAGGAACGCTTGCTGGTCACGCAGCAACAACTTCTGCAGAACTTCGTGGAGTTATCTCAGATGAGACTGGCACTGGCTCATTAGTATTTGGTACATCTCCAACTATCACAAGCGCTACTCTAGTTACTCCAGCACTTGGTACTCCAGCATCTGGAACTCTTACCAATGCTACTGGTCTACCAATCTCAACTGGTGTCTCTGGTCTAGGTACAGGAGTTGCTACATTCCTTGCTACTCCATCCAGCACAAACCTTCGTGATGCGTTGACAGATGAGACAGGCACAGGCTCTGCAGTATTTGCTACAAGCCCAACACTTTCTAGCCCAACCATTACAGGTACTGGCGCTATTGCTGGTACTTTTACAGGTAACCTTACAGGTAACGTAACTGGTAACGTAACTGGTTCTTCTGGTTCAACTACTGGTAATGCTGCTACAGCCACAGCCCTTGCTACTGGTCGTACATTTCAGTTGACTGGAGATGTAGAAGCAAGCGGAGTTACCTTTGACGGCACTGGCAATGTAAGCCTTACAACCGTAATTGGTACTGGGGCAATCGTCAACGCTGATGTTAACTCATCTGCTCAGATTGCTTACAGCAAGTTAAACCAGACAAACAGCATCGTAGATGCAGACATCAACGCTTCTGCTGCTATTGCTTGGACAAAGATTGCTCCATCATCAACAGTATCTGCAACAGAACTTGGATACCTAGACGGTGTTACATCTGCAGTCCAGACTCAATTAGATTCTAAGTTAGCAACTAGCACAGCAGCAAGCACCTACGCTCCACTGGCTAACCCAGCGCTAACTGGTGTACCTACTGCTCCGACTGCAGCATCTAATACAAACACAACTCAAATTGCTACAACTGCTTATGTGCAGAATGAAATTGCAGAGTTGATTGATGCAGCCCCTGGTGCACTAGATACTCTTAACGAGTTGGCAGCAGCACTTGGTGATGACGCTAACTTCTCAAGCACAGTAACCACAGCCCTTGGTACTAAGTTGCCTCTGGCTGGTGGCACTATGACTGGTGCTATTGCAATGGGAACTAATAAGATTACAGGTGCAGGCGACCCTACATCGGCTCAAGATGTTGCAACTAAAAACTATGTTGATACAGCATCTATTGCTCCTAGCAACTTAACTGGTCCAATTACATCTGTAGGTCCAGCAACTAGCGTTGCTGCCCAGACTGGTACTGGTTCAACCTTTGTAATGAACACTAGCCCAACACTAGTAACTCCAGACTTAGGTGTAGCAACTGCTACTAGTATTAACTCAACAGTAATCCCAACGTCAAAGACTTTGGTTGCTACTGACTCAACTACTTATGTAGTTCCTTCTCAGACTGGCAATACAGGTAAGTATCTTACAACAGATGGAACAACATCTTCTTGGGGTGCTATCTCAGGTTCCCTTGCTCAGCCAACTGAACCAACATCTCCTACAGATGGACTTATCTGGGTAGATACAGATGGCACTGCACCAACTACAGTAGTAACTCGCTGGTCTAAAGCACCTACTGGTGGTACTACAACTCTTACTGGTACAGATGACGGAACTACGGTTCTTGCCTACACACCAGGATATGAGCAAGTATTCCTCAATGGTGTGCTTCTATCTCGCGTTAATGACTACACAGCCAGCACTGGTACAAGTGTTGTCCTAAGTGCAGCAACAGTAACAGGAGACATTGTAGAAGTTATCTGTCCACTACAGGTGGCATACACTGATGCAATCACTACAGCGGCTGCCGATGCAGCCTATGTTCCTAAGACATTGGTAGATGCCAAGGGAGACATCCTTACCGCTACTGCCGATAATACCCCTGCAAGGTTGGCTGTTGGTACCAATAACCAAATACTTGTGGCGGATAGTACCGCTTCAACAGGCTTGAAATGGGCTACACCGAGCGCGTCATCTAGCGGATTGACATTTATTAAACGCGCTTCTTTTTCAGGCGTTGCAGATACTGGAACTACTTTTGATAGCATTTTTTCATCAACTTACAAAACATATTTAGTAGTTGTTGAAGATTGCACCGCAGTCACTTATTCTAATGCCTTACAGGTACAATTCCGTTACGCAGGTCCAACTACTCAAACAACTGGTTATTATGGAAATCAAATAAATGTGACTTTCAGTAGCGCAACTGTTGCAAATACTGGAACAAATAACGCATCTCAGGCAACTATTGCCGCCCGTGTTGGAGGCAGTCCTGATGGTGAAGTTGCTGAATTTTGGGTCAATCGTGTGGGAAACACTAGTCAAACTCCTTACTTAACTGGTATGGGATTTAATAGCGATACTAATGAATTTACAATGTTTAACGCTAAATGCTCTTCAGGAAATACTTATACAGGATTGCTTTTCAAATCTTCATCATCAAACATCACTGGAACAGTGGCTATCTATGGATTGGCGACAGCATAATGACAACACTAAATGAAATGATTGCAATTATTAAGGCAGAAAATCCAAATGGCTTGCGAACAGGTAGCGATGAAGTTGGCTATACCGAGGTTAGCCCAACTGATTATGAGGCTATTGTGAAAGATTGGGCGCAAGCCCGTTTAGATGATGAAGCAAAAGCCGAAACCGAAGCAAAAACCCAAGCAGATAAAACGGCAGCAAAAACAAAACTTCTTGCACTTGGCTTAACTGAAGCAGATTTGATTGCAATGGGTTTAATGCCTAAGCCTGAAGAGCCTGCATAGTGGAACACTTGACTAAGATAATTACTGACAAACTAGGAGATAACAAATGACAAGAGCAAGAGATGTAGCAAACATCGATGGTCTTTTAACAACTACGGGTGACACTTACTATGCCTCTGCTGCAGGTACACCTGCTCGTCTAGGTATCGGTTCTACTAGTCAGGTCTTGACTGTGGCTGGTGGTGTGCCTAGTTGGGCTACGCCTAGTAGTGGTACTCCTGCATTTGTGGGAGCAATTGCTTGGAGTAATACTTCGCAAGCATTAACTTCTGGAGTAGCAACTGTTTTAACTTTTGGAAACGAAGAAGTAGATACTGATAGTTTTCATAGTACGGTCAGTAATACAGGTCGTATGACAATTCCATCGGGCAAAGATGGTAAATATCTTTTGACCGTACACGCAAGATTGTGGAATGCGTCTAGTTTTACTCAAATTTATTTCTATAAAAATGGTTCAGCAATTTCAAATGGCATAGAAGGTGGACAAGTATGGGCGCTTGGAACTGGTTATATCCGTACTACCGCTTCAGTTGTTGCAACAGCAGTTGCTGGTGATTACTTTGAAGTTTTAGGCGGAGCCGATGGTTCACCAACTAAAGAAAACGCTCGTTTTTCAATTCAATTTCTAGGAGCATAATAATGAATTTTTATGAGTTTGATATTCCAGAATCAATTAATGGCGCACAACTTAAAAACGAACTTAATTGCAATGAAGTTTATGTTCGTGAAGATAAGTTAATTATTGGTGGAGATTTAACGCAAGAACAAGCAGCAGCAGGACTTGCTGCTCATAACCCATTACCATTTTCACAACCAACAGTTGCTGAGAAGTTAGCATCAGTTGGTCTATCACTTGAAGAACTCAAAGCAGCACTAGGGAGTAACTAATGGCAACCATCAGTAATACACCAAGACCAGGCTATGTTTGGGATGCAACCGACAATGTTTGGTATCCAATCGGAGTAGGTGGACACGGACACCCTGACTACATTACTCAGGCTACTGCTGTTAACCCTACTATCATTGATGCTAAGGGTGACATCATTACAGCAACGGCTGCTGACACACCAGCACGCCTAGCAGTAGGCAACAACGGCGAGACACTCGTAGCAGATAGTTCCACTGCGACAGGCTTAAAATGGGCGACACCATCAACGCCTAGTTACACAGGTGTTGGATTAACAAATTATTATTCGACTATTAACTCTACACCGACACCTTTTGCAGTACCTTTTGCTGGTGCTGATTCTTGGGATACTGACGCTTATCACGACCCAACTACCAACAACACAAGAATAACTATTCCCGCAGGTAAAGCGGGAAAGTATTTGGTAACTACTTACGGCTTCCCAGAAACATTTAATGGTTATTTTATTTTGCAATTATGGCTTAACGGCGCAAATCTTGCTCAAGGGGCTGGTATAAGTTTGAACAATTCAGTTTTAGCAAGAACAGATACAAGAGCAGATGGCTTTGGATTAGGTCTAGTTTTGAATTTAGCAGTTAATGATTATATTCAGTTATATATTCAGCAAGGTGGCACAAGTGCTACTTACAGATATGTAACCGACTTTCAAGCAACATATTTAGGAGCATAGAATATGAACATACACGAGTTTGATGCCTCAATAGTTATCAACCATTTTCAATTAAAAGAAGAATTAGGTTGCGATAGTATTTATATTTGCGACGATAAGTTATTCATTACTGGAGATTTAACTTTAGAAGAAGCAACGGCTGGTCTAGCAGCGCATAAACCTTTACCAATGCCTGAACCAACTGTGGCAGATAAACTGGCAAAGGTTGGCTTATCAGTTGCAGACCTTAAAGCAGCACTTGGATTATAAGTGGAACACTTCACACCGATTGTGTAAGTAAATAGATTATCCCTGAGCAAGGATACAAACTGCTCAACTAATTTTTTATGACTTAAGGAGATACGGTGGCTGGTAGAGACATAACCGAAGGTGATAGTGGAGTCTATAGTTCCTTTGACGGCAGTGGTATATCTACTATTGCACGTGGTGTTGCCGACATTGGTATCGTCTCATCTACTAGCACCTGGCAGAATACAGATGTAGCCTACGATGTGGCATTAGGTGGACTTCCATTCATCTATGCAATCAATGATGCTCGTCCTTATATCCGCCAGACTGCACCCTTTCGCAAAGACCAGTTTGATAATGGTCAAGAGCCAGGTGAGCAATCACTGACTGGTTGGTGGATTAGAAGTCAGATGTCATTCCACTCTGGCTCAGGTATTAAGTTCTATGACCCTGCAACTACCGATGAAAACGGTCACTACCGTTTTGCAGATAGCAAGGGTGTAGATGTCTGGACTAAGGGACAAGCAACTCTTCTTAAGAATGTAACCGCTGGTCACAATACTACTGGTGCTATTGCATCTAATGGAGTAGTTAATCAGCACCTACGCTCTATCAAGTGGAGCACCTTTACTGGTGCACTACTTCAAGATGAGTACGATGTTGACAAGATTAAAGTAACAGACCCATCCAACCCAGTTCACTTTATTGATTACACCGCAGGTGCTGGTGTCTATCCAGTCTATGCAATCTGCGATGATGGAACTAATGCCTACTGGATTACCAATAAACTATCTGGCGGAACAACAAAACTTACTGCCTTTGGCAAGCCTTTAACTGGTTCATCAGCAAGCACAGCAGATGAGTTTAAGATATTTGATAACAGCCAGATAATTACTAATGGTGTTATGGATTATGTCAAGGCACGTTTAGTTATCTGTGCTGATAATAAGGTATATGAGTGCGCTGCTGCTGCAACATCAACACCTACATTGGTATATACAAACCCATCAACTGGTCACGTATACACAAGTATAACTGCATCAGGTACTGCAATCTACATCTCTGGATACAATGGAGCACAATCAACCATTGAGAGATATACGCTTGTAACTTCTACTGGTGCAATGCCTGTCTTAAGTCAGGCAATAGTTGCTGCCGAATTCCCAGTTGGTGAGATAGTTCACAAGATTTATTACTATCTTGGATATATGATGATTGGTACTAACAAAGGTATTCGTGCAGCCACTGTTCGAGATGATGGTTCTATTAGTTATGGTCCACTCATTGTGGAAACAACACAGCCTTGCTATGACTTTGCAGCACGTGACCACTACGTGTGGTGTGCTACTAGCGTTGATGGTGAACCAGGATTAATTCGTATTGACTTAAGTAATGAACTAGAACCTTTACGCTTTGCCTGGGCAAACGATATCTATTACGGCGGTACAACTGGACACGTAACAACTGCTGTTTGTTTTGCAGGTAATACTGACCCAACAGTTACCGATAGACTTATGTTTGCCACTGCATACGCATCATCTGCTGATGGAGCAGTCTATGTAGAAGACGCAACAACACTTAACACAACTGGCTTTATTACAACAGGCAATATTCGATATGGAACTCTTGAACCTAAGAACTTTAAGCGTCTATTAGGACGTGGTGACTTTGCTTTCGGTTCAATGACACTTGAAACTGTTGACAAAGATGGCGTTGAGTATGACCACATCTCATATGATGCATCGATTCCACCTATTGAGGTTGGAACATCTAGTCCTGCAACTGCTCAAGAGTATGTTGCTTATAAGTTTATTCTTTACCGTGATGCAACAGATTCAACTAAGGGTCCCACCTTCAAGGGATACCAAGCCAAGGCAACCATTGCTACTCCACGTCAGCGTGTGATGCGCTTTCCTGTGTACTGCTTTGATATTGAGACAGACAAGTACAACACAATAGTTGGTTACGAAGGCAGGGCCTTTGACCGCATTCAATCTTTAGAAGATGTAGAAGAAACAGGTGACGTTATTACCTGGCAAGATTTATCAACTGGCGAATCTCGTCAGGCAGTAATTGAACAAGTCACATTCACCCGTATGACACCACCCGATAAGCGTTTCGATGGTTTCGGTGGCGTACTTGAGATAACAATCAGAACGGTATAAGCGATGACAGCAACAGAGTGGGCTGGCTTAGCAGTTGCCCTTATGACATTAACAGCAGGGTTTGCTGGACTTATTAGATGGCTTGTTAAACATTATCTATACGAGTTAAAACCAAACGGGGGCGGTTCCGTGAAAGACCAAGTGAACCGATTGGAAGAACGCGTTGACCAAATTTACTTACTCCTTTGCGAGAAAGAGTAGAGCACTAGCAGCATTCTCTTTAGTTATTGGAACATCTTTATTTTTTCCTATGCTTGCACAAGCAACACCACCAGAGTTAATGGTTTCAGGTGTAACAATTATCTGTGCTAATCCTGCTGGAGAAACTCACACTGCAACTACAGGTTGGAATGCTGATAACCCTTTCTTTGATGGCAAGGGTGACATTGCTAGATTGTTTTGTGAAGGTGGATTTATTGGTGAGTGGACCACTTACATAAGTGATAACTACACAGGTATCGGAAGATATTACAATGGCATAGCGCCTACTCCGACTCCAACACCGACACCCTCTCCTCAATCGAACGAAGCATCACCTTCACCAACAGAAAGTCCAACGCCAAGCCCAAGCCCAACCCCAACAGAAACCACAACGCCTGAGCCATCTCCTAGTCCCTCCCCATCGCCTTCGACTGAGCCAAGTCCAACGCCATCTCCAACTCCGACTCCCTCAAGTGAGCCTTCTGTTTCACCCGAACCATCTCCAACTCCGAGTCCTGTACCCTCAGTTGAGCCAAGTCCAAGTCCGACTGCTGAACCAACTGTCGAGCCTTCTCCAACACCAACTGTGACTCCAACCCCTTCACCTTCTCCAACAAATACTTCTGAGAATACTCCATCGCCTATTCCTTCTCCTTCTGCTTCACCAACAGGGGTAGAAAGTTCGCCTTCCCCGTTGCCTGAATCCAGCCCACAACCCACCCCGACAGAAACCCCAACAGTACAACCCACTCCATTGCCTACTCCAACCCCTGTAGATACCAATACGCCAGTGCCAGTACAGCCAACGCCACAGCCAACCCCAGAGCCATTACCTATTCCTGTTCCTGTTGAGCCAACACCCATACCAGTAGTCCCACCAACAGTGGAACCAGAACCAATCCCACAACCTGTACCAGTTCCTGTACCACAACCTACTCCTCTTCCTGAACCCGTGCCTGTGGTGCCAACGCAACCCGTTCCAATCCCACAGCCAGAGCCAACTCCAGAACCTCTGCCTCAACCTGAGCCAGCACCCCAGCCTGTGCCCGTACCAGAGCCTCCAGCAGTTGAACCTGTCCCTGAGCCTGTTCCAGTACCAGTAGAGCCTCCTGCCCCTGCAGAAGAACCTCCTCCTGTTGAACCTGAACCTCCTGTGGCAATCCCTGACCCTGAGGGTTCAATCGGTGAGCCTCCAATGGAAGAGCCTCCTGCTCCAGTAGAGGAAGAACCTGCTCCTGAACCTCCATCAGAACCCCCTCTTGTTGAACCAATACCAGATACGCCAGAACCTGAACCTGAGCCAGCGCAACCCGAACCTCCTGCGCCTCCAGTCGTCCCAGAAGAACCTCAACCTGAACCCCCTGTCGCACCTCCTACTGCAACTGCAGAAGAGAGACAAATCGTAGCAGAGCAACTTGTTGAAGCATCTCAAGGCACGCCGATTACAGCACAGGCTATTGAAGATGCTGGTATTACTTATCAAGACTTACCACCTGACACACCTGTTGAAATCCGTGAGGATGAGAACGGTAATGAGGTTGTTATCACAGCCGAAGTGGCTGCTGCATTAGTAGTTCTTGAAAGCCCATCTGAATTACTTAACGCAATCTTCACTGACCCAGGTGAAGCACTGCTTGCTATCGCAAGTATCGGTGCTGATATGTCAGAAGAAGAACGTGAAGAATCAGAGAAAATTATTGTCGCATCTGTGATTGCTGCACAGGCTGCAGTTAATGCAGCAGGTATGGCAGCATCAGTTGCATCATCCACTACCAGAACCCCCTCTGGTGGAGGAACAACTGGCGGAGGCGGAGCCTCTGCTGGTGAATCTAAAGCCGTAAGGAGACGTAAGCCTTGAAGATATTAAGAGATATGATTGACCAACTATGGACCTTGCTAGGAATGTTTATTGCCTGGGTCGTCCTTGATGGGTCAGCAAAGACAGTAGTCGGTTATGCAATTGCTGGAACCCTTGTGGCTTGGGCAGTTACTTATCCTCTACGTAACCCTAAGGACGAAGAATAATGGATACATTCAAAAGCGTAATGATGAGAATCTTTGCTGTTATCGCAGCAGAATCTCTCGGAGTTATCGGTGCTGGTTCCCTAGTAGGCATTGAAGTATGGCAAGCAGGAGTATTAGCAGGTGCACTAGGTGCAGCCCGCGTACTTGAGACTCTTGCCCGCTTCTACCTAGCAGACGGAAGCCTGACAGCAGAAGAAATCAATGAAGCCTTTGCTAAGGTTGATAAGAAAGCGAGTGAATAATGGGTCAACGTAACGACTTCATCAAGATAGCACGAGAACAACTCGGAGTTATCGAAGGTCCTAAGGACAATGAAACCAAGTACGGTGCCTTTACCAAGGCTAACTTTCAACCTTGGTGTGGTTCATTCGTGAACTGGTGTGCCAATGAGGTGGGCTTGAAGATTCCTTCTTGCGTCTACACCCCAGCAGGTGCCAATGCCTTTATGAAGAAAGACCAGTGGGAGAAGGCAGAAGATGCCACTCCACTGCCAGGAGATATCGTGTTCTTCGACTTCCCAAATGATGGAGTTGACCGTATTTCCCACGTTGGAATCGTCGTCCGTGATAACGGTGATGGTACAGTTACCTGTATCGAGGGCAACACAGCCCCAGATAAGAAGGGTGACCAACGCAACGGAGGGCAAGTCTGCCTGAAGAAGCGTGCTTACAAGAAGAAGAATGGCTCAGCACTGAAGAAGTCCCTACCTGTTTTTGTTGTAGGGTTCGGTAAGCCAGTCTTCAAATCCTAAGGAGAACCAATGAACAAAGATAAACTGATTGCAATCGCATCAACGTACTTCCGTGCAGCATTCGCTGCCGTAACTGCACTCTATCTCGCAGGTGAGACAAGCCCAAAGGCTCTACTCTCAGCAGCAGTAGCAGCGGTTGCAGGTCCAGTGCTCAAGGCATTAGACCCAAAAGCAACTGAGTTCGGCAAGGGTTCTAAGTAACCTAAGTCTTAAGACCCCATCATCTTGGCAACACGCCGAGGTGATGGGGTTCTTTTTTTGTGCCACAATTATGCTATGGTTTATCTACTCGCAAGAGTGGGGGGGTTACCTCAAATGAAGATTACACGAGGGAACCACTTCTCTACCAACTATAAATTTTTATTTATGGGGGGTAGGGGGGTATTCCTAAAATCAGATTGCCGAGGGTAATCTGATTTAATACTTGACAATAACAATTCAATATGATAATCTAATCTTAGATAGTTCTCCTTCATTGAGTCACTCCTGTCCTCTGAAGGAGGACTATCTAACTAGAGACAGGGGATAGCAATGCACTTCTTTAAGAAGCAAGAATATATAAGTGGCGACGATATGATTGTCGAGTTGTCAATTGCATTTCACGAACTAAGAAAAGCAGTAGAAGAACTGCAAGAAGATATGGTTTATGTTTTGTCAGTAGTTGATGACAATGATTAAACTAGATTCATATGAACTACCAGAGCACATCAGTTACTCAGCCTTTACTACATACCTGACCTGTGGTTATCAGTACTACCTAGGTCGACTGCTCAAGGTAGAAGAAGAACCATCCGTATGGTCAGCAGGTGGGCGAGCATTTCACCTAGCAGCAGAAATGTGGGACATTGAGAATGGTTAACCCATACTGGCACGATGCGTGGATTAAAGAGATTGATGGACTTGATTTTGCTAAGGCACGAGTAGCAGGACGAGCCACGAAAGCCAACCCTGGCAAGGAAAATGGGGAGTGGTGGTATGAACAAGGTTCCAAGTGGGTAGATGACTACATCATTTGGCGCAAGAATAATCCTGACTGGAAAATCTGGACCACTCCACAAGGTGTACGTGCCATCGAGTTGGAGTTAAACCCGAACATCGCTGGTATACCAGTCAAGATGTTCATCGATAGAATCTTTGAGGTTAACGGACAACTTGTGATTGTCGACCTTAAGACATCAGCAAGACGACCAGCATCTGACTTACAACTTGGCTTCTACAAAGTAGGAGTTGAGATGATGTTAGGTGTTGAAGTCAATCTAGGAAACTACTGGATGTCTCGTGAATCGGGGACAGGAGAGATGATTGACCTAAGTAGATATACCAAGGACACACTTGAGTACTTTGTTGATGGCTTTGACAAAGCACGAAAGGCTGGTATATTTCTACCGAACCTACAATCGTGCAGTTACTGTGGACTCACAGCACACTGCCAATTCACAAAGGATAAATAATGTCAGAAGAAAACTGGAAGTTACAGGTATCAGTTAAGTCTCCGAATGGTGACTTGATTAATATTCGTGCGACATCAGCAGATGAACTCAGCGTATTGCTAGAGGGTATCTCTGATTACTCAACACAGATTGCAGCAACTAGCAAGATGATTGCTGGTGCATACAACGTAGCCCCTTTGGCGACCACTACTTCAACAGTAGACACGCCTCCTTGGGCTACCTCCGCACCCGCCCCGACAGTGGCTCCGTCCGCTACGGGTCTATCATCACCGACCTGCGTTCACGGCAACCGCAAGTTCCTATCGGGAATCTCGAAGAAGAACGGCAAGCCTTACTCAATGTGGGTATGTCCACAACCTCAGGGCGCGGAACAATGCGCTCCGACCAACGGCTAATACAACAGTCAATGCTAGAATAAGAATTGGCGGAGGGGCAGTTATTCAGGGGAAGGTGACTGCCTCTCTTCCAACTTAAGACAGGAGAAGTCTATGAGAACATTAGTAAGAAGTGTCGGACGTTCCGACATAGGCGGTGAACCTTTACCCGCAGTATTCAAAACATTTAACACCAACAAAATTGTTTGTCGACGCTCAGAAGTATCAATGTTTGCTGGTGTCCCTGGTGTGGGTAAGTCCACGTTAGCCCTTGGTCTAGCCCTCAAGATGCAAGTTCCTACCTTGTATGTATCAGCAGATACCAACTCACACACTATGGCTATGCGTCTTGCGTCAATGATTAGTGGCAAGAACCAGACTGATGTTGAGTACCTAATGGACAAGGATACCAACTGGGCTAAGGCAGTACTCCAGAAGTCAGCCCATATTGTGTGGTCATTTGAATCCAGTCCCACTCTGTTGGATATCAACGAAGAGGTCGAAGCCTTTGAAGAACTATGGGGTTGCCCGCCTCAGGCAATCTTCATTGATAACCTAATGGACATAGCCACTGATGGTGGTGAAGAGTTTGCATCTATGCGTGCAGTAATGAAAGAGTTAAAGTACTTAGCCCGTCTTACTAATGCAGCAGTCATTGTCTTGCACCATACATCGGAAGCAGTACAAGGTAATCCGACACAGCCACGCTCTGCATTACAGGGCAAGGTCGCACAAATTCCCGCACTTATATGTACACTAGGAGTAGTGGGAACGTCAATGGCTGTCTCACCTGTGAAGAATAGATACGGAAGGGCTGATGCTAACGCTAACCTTATGTGTTGGCTGGCATTTAATCCAGAGTATATGTTCATTGATGACATACCAGAAAACGGTGGATAATGATTAGAGAAGAAGAAGACGATATGACTCAGGTCATACGTCAGGCTGTGATGGTGGAAACACAAGCACGCATTGATAAAGTAATACAAAAGATTGAAGAGTCTAAAGTTCCAATCAAGGATGAGTGGACTGATGGATTGAATGTTGGTATGGAGTGGGCTATCCGTATCCTTCGTGGGGATAAGAGTGCTACGTAAGTGGCATCGCAGAGCAGAAAGCATCGAGGGTACAGAAGTCAAAAAGTCTTGGCTAACTACCTTGCTGACAACGGATTCCCATTTGCGGAATCTACAGGTGCTGGTCGTAGTGGTAGCGATATCACTGGTTGTGTTGGTATAGATTTTGAAGTCAAGGCACGCACTGGATTTAATCCTGCTGCTGCAATAGCACAGTTAAAAGATAGAGCCAAAGGTGACCTCGGTGTTGTTGTCTTAAGACTAAATGGACAGGGTGAGAAGTCAATAGGTGATTGGGTTTCGTTAATGAGAACAGAAGATTTAGTATGGCTACTACGGGAAGCAGGGTATGGTGATAAAAATTGACAACGACTTGCCCTCCATCAAAGCAATCCTTGAACACTACGGGGCATCCATACGTAGTACTCACGGACAAGTCAATCTTAAGTGCCCCTTTCACGGTGACACACACCAAAGTGGTACAGCGAATCTCGATAAGAACATCTTCATCTGCTTCGCTTGTGGTGTGCAAGGAAATAGTATTCAAATCATCGTCCGTCAAGAAGGGCTAAGTTTCTATGAGGCACAGCGTTTTGCAGAAGGAATTACTGGGGAAGTCAGTACACAAGTACGCGGAAAGTATTCATCTGGCAGAAGATTACCTAGCAAGCAGAGGAATACCTCTGGAGGTAGCACGGTTGGCTCAATTAGGCGTAGTCGCGGAACCTGATACAGGTCACGAGCAATACACTGGACGCTTATCAATCCCTTACATCACTAAGACTGGTGTTGTTGACCTAAGATTTAGAAGTCTTAACCCTGCAGTTGAACCTAAGTATATGGGTATGGTAGGAGCAGAGACTCGTATGTATAACGTGCTTGATGTGCAACGTGCAGGTGATTGGATTGGAGTGTGTGAAGGTGAACTGGATACCCTTACTATGTCTAGGTGTGTTGGCTTTCCTTGTGTTGGAGTACCAGGTGCGAACAGTTGGAAGAAACACTACACACGATTGCTCGCTGACTTTGAAAGAGTGTTCGTCTTTGCTGACGGCGATGCGCCAGGACGTGAGTTCGCCAATAGTCTTGCCCGCGAATTGCCAGTTACTGTCGTCGGGTTCGGAGACGGAGCAGATGTTAATTCAGTGTTCGTGTCCCACGGTAAAGACTTCATACTGGAAAAGATAGGGATTCAGTGAGCCAGGAACCCGAAGACCCACACAATTATTGCCACGATTGTCATCTACAATTTGAGGATTCATTTCAATTAGTGGACCATTACTTTGAAGAGGGTGAAGAGTTCGACCCGTACTACATACTACCCAACGGATACAAACTTCTGCTAGGGTCACTACTAAGGTTTATGTTTAACCACGCTGATGACCCTAACCAGATAAGACTTATAACACAGTCCACCTATGTTACACTGTTCGCTAGTGAGAATGGTTACGACCTAGTAGATGAACTTGTTGAGGATATGGTAGTCAAGTCAGCACTCGTAGACTTCGACCAAAACTTAGCACGACTATTAGAAACGGATACCAATGACGACGAAGGCGGAGCGTGAAGAGATATGGCAGATTATAAATCATCTAGTGAATCAAGGTCTGAAGGTATCAACATACTCCAAGGAAGGTTCCTTCCTGATAGTCAACCTAAAGATTCCTCTATTGCACGCGAACTCCACCTCGAAGTAAATCTTTCTAACTTAAGTCAGGAACTTTCTAACCTACTGCTCAGTAAGCATAAGGACTACGGTCCAAAGAATATATCGCAAGCCCCTGGCGGTGCCATCAATGGGTTGCGTGTACGTATGCACGATAAGTTAGCACGCATCAACAACTTAGTTGATAGTGGTGCAACACCTGAACACGAGTCACTTGAAGATTCATTTAAGGATATGGCTAACTACGCAATCATCGGGCTTCTTGTCTTAAGAGGTAAGTGGGATAATGAGTGAAAGAAAAAGAACTCTTTGATTGGTTAAGGGCAACTTACTTACCCGACCTTATCCACTCACCCGAAGAGTACGATGGATTCGATTGCACTACTGACAGATATAAAATGTTTATCGAACTTAAGTCACGAAAGACACACTACCCTGACCTGTTGATTGAGAAGATGAAGTATGACTTCTTACTTGAAGAGGCACATAGGTTGGGGTTAACTCCTTGGTATATCAACTCAACACCTGAAGGTGTCTGGGCTTTTCCTCTTCACTTAATGATAGACATTGAATGGAACGAGAAGTGGTTACCTAGTACGACAGAGTTTGCTAATAAGAATAACAAGATGAAACTGGTTGGCTTCCTCCATTTAGATAACGGGGTAAGAATAAAGTGACACTTGAATGGGCACGCATTGAACCTTGGCAGTACGTTGTTGATGCTGTTGCATCTGAGTACCACCGCAAGTTTAGTGATATAGATTTAGAAGACATCCGACAATCACTCTATCAGTGGTTCCTTGAGCATCCCAATAAGTTAGATACGTGGGAAGCAATCGGAGTTAAGGATGCAAAGAACTTAATCTATCGTAGCCTACGTAACCAAGCATTAGATTACTGTCAGCATTGGAAGGCTAAGTCTGGTGGCTATGAGACAAGCGACCTGTTCTATTACGAAGCAGATATGGTTGAAGCCTTGCTCACTCCTGTCTTAAGAAGTGAATGGAATCAGTTAAACAAAGTGGACTTAGGTCGCCCTGGTCGCCCCTCTGCACCTAGTGAGGGTGGCAATATGATGGCGATGATGATTGAGATTGACTTTGCATACTGGAAACTAACTAAAGATGATAGGAAGTTATTGTTCCTGCGTCACGCTGAAGCAATGGACTTTCCTGACATAGCAAAAGAGATGGAGTTAGGTAGTGAAGACACTGCTCGTATGCGTCACAAGCGTGGCATACGTAAGTTAATCAATAAGATTGGTGGCTTCAGACCTTATCGTGATGAAGATATCGCAGAGGTTACTCCACCTCAGGAGTAGATTCTGCTGGGTCTACGTGCATAACTTCTGAATAAGAATCGAAGAACTCTTCTATCTCTTTACCACTAGCAAACTGTAAGCCTTCGCCCTCTGTCTTAAAACATACAGAGCATCCGCCACCTTCACATATATCACACATTGTCTAACCTCCTGTTGAATAGAACCCGCTACCATTGAAGCGGATTGCTGGTGTGTTGTATATTCTACTTGATGTATGACCACAAACGCAAGTAACTTCTTCATCGCGTTCTTCTACCTTACGACTTAGCACTGTGTGTGCCATACATTTATTGCAACGATACTCATACGTTGGCATTACTCATCCTTCCAATCCATTGGTGTAGGTGCAGTGCTGATTGCCTTGCACTCCTTGCATTCCTGTCTTAAGTCATACCAACTTACTTCTCTTGTCTCGTCATCCCACATCACGGTGATAACAAACATCTTGCAACCACAGATACAGGTAAGTATTGGCTTACCTCTTAGGTCTAACATTAATACCAATTCCTGGTGACACTGTGGTTCCAAGCACGGCACGGTGTATCGTAACGATGCTTGATATATTTGTATGCCTTTAGTATCTGTATGGCTGGGTCATTGCTAGTTTCTTTAAGCATCTGTCCTATGCCGTAAGCACTACTACCCTGTTGGTTCTTGGCTAGGTGGTCGAAGCGTGACTCCTTGGTGAACAACTTATAGATGCACTGCCTCTGTCTTAAGTCCCAATCATAACCTGCCTTAGCAAACTTCATTGCCATAACTTTGTTGGCTCTCTTCTGTTCCATTGTCGCCTTGGTTGGCGGTTTATGATTAGGATTAAATGTAACCCCAACATTAACTGATACATCATTGCCAACTGGGGCAAAGATGATTGCTACTACCAAGATAGTCACTGCTACTATGTGTCTTTTCATTGTGCAATCTTACCAATAGCACGCCTCACATCCCGACGATGACGCACCTCTGAGATAAGTTTTCTATTGACTGGCTTCTTAGTGTTGAGCATATGCCTCTCGCTCATTAGTAATCCACCCCATATAGAACCACTGCCCCCTGTGTACTGCATATTCTCAGGCTCTAACCCTTGGGCTAGGCACTGTGCTTTGACTGGACATATGTTGCATATCTGTATAGCCTCTGCGCTATTCAATACCTGTAACTGTTGTTCATCGTGGAAGATTGAGTTGTCGTAGTGCCAGATGTCAGGTGTGGGATGACCCGAACATAAGCCTTTCTCGTGCCAACTTCTATCCTTTAGTGTCATCCGATTACCCCCGTAAAATAAAGAAATGTTATTAACCCTAGTATGGGTATCCATAGTGCGCCAGCACCTCCGAAGAAAAAGATTGCATAGATTGCAAGGCTATGTCCTAGCAGTTTCATACTGCCTTAAGACATAAGACTGGTAACACATTGACTGGTTGACCTTGATGCTCATCACTCCATAATGTTTTGGATTCTGATTGATGTTCATAGAGCCACTCATCCTGTGCTTGGTATGTCATAGTCTTCCAGCCAGCGGGTAGTTGCGTGCCCTCTGGTAGCCAGACGTTGACCACCTTAACGCCCTTTGTTTCATACACGATTTGCATTTGCACTTGCTCGCTCCTGTTCTACCTGCTTATCTTCACACTTAAGACAGGTCTTTGAGTTGTATAGATTGTGGTCGAAGGTATCATCACAACTGTTACATTTAATAAAGTCTGAGTCGTCGTAAAACCAAGGGTCATTTAGTGGTGGTTCGTATCCCATTACTCGCCCTTCCATTTTCCATAACACTTATGGTTTATTTTATCCTCTTGTTTAAGAAAAACTTTTTCGCATTCTTTACACTCGTAATAATATTTATCAATCATTATCCTCCTCCTCTGTCATCAAGCCACAATCTTTGAGTGCTTGTATCGCTTCGTGTAATGTCTTAAGTGCTAAGGCTTGCTCTTCTTGTGTACTCATTTGTTTTCTCCTGTCGTTGATTGGTCGTTGATTATGATTCCTAGTAACGATAGCAAAACTATTGGTAGTAATGCAAGTGCTAGGTAAATCATTTCTTTTCTTCTGTCTTAAGTAAGGACTCACATTGAATCATTACTCCGTGCCAGTAATCAAAGGTGTGGTCTGTGACACTGGCGTTGCGGTACTTGCGTGTTTGTCTAGCGTATTTAATTAGTGCTTCCTTCTCGGTTGCGTTCATACTTTAAGCACCGACACTACTGACTTAAGGTGGTCAAGTGCCTGTTGCTTGCGCTTATAGTTAGTACCTAGCATTTCGTTAGCCTTCTTCAAGGTACTACCTCGTGCCGTCATCTTCATTCCTGTCTTAAGTTCTAACTCAATCCAACTGATAAGGGATACGAGGATGTATAAGTCCACGCCTGACCCGCTTGCACTGGTCATCTCTCCGCTTTCGTTGAATGACATATGGTTTGCGCCATTGGTTAATGCTTCTAGTGTTTGCTCTGGTAACATTTTGTTATTCTCCTAGTCTCTTTAGTTGTTTGTAACTTGGAATCTTTATAGCGCAACGCTGGCACATAATTCCTTGCTCGCCTTGCTTTGCCCAATCTTTTGTAGCCATCTTTCCGCAACCCTCGCAATTAACTATGTGTTCTAGCCAGTCACTAGGTATAAGTTTCTCTGTCATTAGTTATCTCCTGTCTTAAGTAATAACTTTTCCATTAAGTCATTACGACTTGTGCCCTTGGTTACGTTTCGTTTTGTTTCTGTATCTTTTGCAATCCACCATTTGCCAAACGGATAGATAGCAAACTTGCCGTCCATTACTATTTCTTTTCTTGTCATTGTGTTTCTCCTGTCGTTAGTTGGTAGTTGTAGTTAATCGGTTGTGCTAATTGATGTCAAGCATTTGCGGTGTGATGTTCATCACTTAGTTGGGAAGTAGCATTCTGTTAATGTCTTAAGACAGTAGTGGTCGCCCATCCACCAGAGATGACCTGATAACCAATACATTCCAGCGATTGCTAGTAGCGTTGGGATTATGACCAGCACAATCCAACCTCTTCGTGTTAGTTTCATTTGTAATCCTTTCTGTGTGAGCATTGGGATAGGGGGATGAGGCAGTCTCCGCAGATTATCAAGACGCCACCGCTTGCACTGTTGGCATCGTTGACTTGAGTGCGTTAGTAATCTTCTGCATTTCCTCGACGCTGAATCCACCTAGTGTGTGCCAAGATGAGCAGTGGTCACCAGTAATCTGACTTAAGACAGAATAGAACTCTGCCTTGATTGGTTCTTCTTGCTTGGCTTGATTGCGCTGAGCGATACGGCGTAGGCGTTCGGCTCTAATATCCTTGGTCTTTTGATTCTTGCGTGTCTCGTGCATATCTTTAATGATTGACCAGTATTCGCCTCGGATATCCATCAAGCGGAAATCTGTGCGCCAGCAGTTGATTAGGTTGCTATCCTGTTTGCTATGTGTTGGGCAATCGTGCCCGTAGGTTGTGCAGTTCGTCATATAGATTACGCTTGGGCTTCTGTATCCTGTCTTAGGTTGCCCGTCTGATTCAAAGATTACATAGTAGCGATTGGATTCGTGTTGTTTATGTGTCTTAAGTATTGATGAACTGAATGTGTACATATGATTATTGCGGGAGGTTGCATAGTAAGCAACTCCTACCTTGAGTTCTGCTTTCTTCACTTGATTCTCCTGTGCTTGTAGGTAACGGGATTGTTACCAGTGCCCTAATAGTGGCACGACCACTACGCTTTCTCCAAGATTTAGGGCTGTGACTTTCGTCACACTTATGTCTTAAGACTTACTTACTCCATCCTGTTAGGTGATTAGTTAAGATGCAACTTGAACACGCCTTCTTCTTTTCTTGGTTAACCTCGACGGTGAACACCAATCCTTTACGGTTGCATAGTTCACACATTTTATTTTCCTGTCTTAAGACGTGACTTGATTTTGAATCCGATGAATATAATTCCCACGATGATGAGAGTTCGCCAAGGTAGATAGACATCACCGAAGTATGACTGAACCCAAACGTCCCACTTGTTAAATCCGAATGTGAAGAATTCCTCCGTGTTAATCATTTATGCCACCGCGCTTTCTGTCTTAAGTCCGATGTAATGTTTTGCTATCTTGTCAAAGGTTCCTGCTCCCCAGTTCATCAGCATTTGAGAGATTAGTAAAGCCCCTGCCTCTTGTCCGTTTTCCTTCTCGCGTTCTACTACCTGCCCGATGTACTCCTCAAAGCGTTCGCGTAACTTGTCAGATAATCCCGACATATTACCCGCCAGTAACTCAGGCATTTCCATTATTTCATTGTAAGAATCTTGGTCGTTGTCGATTACTAGGGTGTAGTCCTCGATGAACTGCTCACGTCCTGTGTTCTCTGTTGGTTCCATTTTGTTTCTCCTGTCTTAAGTCATAAGGGGAACGATTCCCTTTATGTTCTTGCTTGGTGTAATCATCCCATCGAATCGGGTAATCGCTTACCATTTTCGATGTGATGTCTATCACACCTAACCCTCTACCTTAGGTTGAGAGTTCGTGCCCCCGTAGGTCGTGAACCTGTGCCGACTAATCGGGCGGGGGCTTTCTGTCTTAAGTCTTAAGCCTTCACCCCCGCCCCTTCACCATTTACCACAAAGTATTCTTCGCAGTTGTTACAGGTTGGAGAGCATTTGTCTAGTGTCTTTTGGCTTAGGCGAATCTTCTCACCACATCCACACTCCGCAACTAGGAGATTCTTATTACGTCCCTTAGGCTTGGCGGTACCTTGTCCGCTATCGGCTGTTAGGCGTAGAGCCTCCTCGATTAGGTCGTGAGCCTTTTGCCATCTTGTCACGCACTCATCCGACACGGAGGTCACGGAGAATCCGATTCGCGGGGCTTGAGTAATGGTGAGCCCTAAGGATTCTGCACGATTCTTGAAGTTCTTGTTGTGGTACCCGTCCCCGCTTGTGCCCTTTACTCCCTCTTTATTGTCGATGCTGTGGGCTGTCTCGTGTAGTAATGTTCCAAGAATCTCGCGAGCCTCGCGCTTGGCTATGGTGATAAAAATCTCGTGGAATGTTTCTTCTCCACTAGCCCAAGGCGTCCAAGGTGTGAAATGCCCGTGAACTGTTGAACTACGTCCCGTGACGATTGTTGCACGGGGGGCGCCTGTTTCCTTGGCGATAATCTCGTGAGCCATTTCTAGCGCCTTGGTGATTGTTGAGAGATTCTCAACCTTGGAACCCTTGGCGAATATGTCCGCTGCTGTTGTTGTCTTCTTCTTGGTCTTGGTTGCTGTTGTCATTTCTTTCTCCTGTTCCTTGCGCTTATGTCTTAAGCGATAAGAGAACTCTAATGGATGAAATCGGATTTCCTTACCATTTCCGATGTGATATGCATCACACCATTCCAACCCTTGAGAATGTAGATATGTCGACAATTAAGGGATGACTTCCCCCCGTCGGATTAAGGAGGGGGAGGGAGGGGATAGTGTCCTCTCTCAAATTCCATTAATTAAGTCACAATAGTGTTTCGTAATTCCATTATAAAGAAATGTTATAAATGAGATGCCCCCGTCGGGGCTTGTTACTAGTCGGTAACTTAGTCAGTGAATGA